CTACGCTTGCCTGATGTCAACGTGGCTGTTGGCGGTTCTAAGGTATCCAGCCACATGGATGGTTGGGCTATTGACTGCTCTTCTTCTGCTCACACTCCTTACGAAATATGTCAGCTTGTTATAAAGGCAGGCATCAAGTTCGATCAGATGATCCACGAGTATGGGCGTTGGATGCACATATCATTTGCGCCTGAGATGCGCCAGCAAGAACTGACTATCTTTAAGCCAGAAGGCAAGTACAAGCAAGGTATCCTAACGGAAGCCCAGTACCACGCTTAGTCTTTTTCTACGCTAAACCAGAGTACGGCAATGATTATTCCGACTCCGACAATAGCGCCAGACAACAGCAAAGCAATAATGATTAGGATGCTTTCTATCATAGTCTTGAGAATTTCATTCTAGGTTTAGTTGCTTGGGCAAACACATAAAACTGTTTAGGCTTTACTGTGCGTTTAGCCATCTCGCGTTCTGCGGTTAGGGCTTGTTGGCTCTTAAAAAAATTATTAAATTCTGGGTGGTAAGTTTTTATGTAATCAGGGTGGAATGCGTTCATGTTTTCTCCTTTATATCGTAAAACCAATCATCTCCCGCACTCCACTTGCGAGTGCCATCTACTGTCCAAAACCTTTGGGCGGCTTGGAAGTCCTTAGCCACCTTCAAGTGGTAGAACTTCTTTGGGCATTGTTCAAACGTCTTTATGGACGAGAACGACCATGCGGGTATCTTGACTGTCATGTGTTCTTCCCCTTGAGTTTGGCTTCAAACAAACGCAACACCATTTCACGAAACAACAATTTGTCTTGGCTGTGTCGGTAGGCATTAAACAAGTGACTGTCTTCCATGTCCTTGATGGCTACCCTCCCCCCATCTTTCGTTGTCCATAGTTCTGTGCGGAAGTTGCGTCTTTGCTCTTGCACTTCCCATGCATGTTCTGCAAGTTGCATTTTGGCTTCGTAGTCATCGTATGAATCGCTCATGTGTTCTTCTCCTTGATATCGTAAAACCAGTCATCCCCCGCACTCCACTTGCGTGTGCCGTCTACTGTCCAAAACCTTTGGGCGGCTTGGAAGTCAGGGAACTTTGTGTCGGCGGGAATAAGGCTCTGGTCATACCACAAGCAACGATTGTTTGGCTGGCAAGCAAACTGCCCGTTATCTAAAGCAATCCAGTTAAAAGATTTATGCTCTTCTGCTTGCTCCGTAAAGCCTGTATCCAAGTCCATGCCATCAGCACAAAAGTCCACAGTAAACAAGTAGCGACCAAAATGCCACTGCTTGTCTTTGCCAAGAAACTTTACGCCCAAGTTACGCAAGCCAATCTTCTCGATGATTGTGAACCGATAGCCCATGCAATCCCACAACTGCAAAGTGTCAATAGGCAGATCGCCATGTTCTGTTTTCCACACATAGGCATGGATGGGTAGCTTGTCATACAAAGCACCATAGTTAGGCAGTAGTGACTCAATGCGAAACACCTGACCTCGCAACGCTTTAAGGCTAACCCAGATAGCAGGCTCTAACTCTCCATGACCTTTGTGGTCGTTGTACAAAAACTCGCGTTTTACAAAGCATTTCATAGGGGGCAACGATGCCACTATGTAGCTCATGCGTTGAGTTCCTTTAATCTGGCTTCTACTATCCTGACAATATGTATATATTTGGCAAGGTCAAGAAACTGGATGTCTTTCTCGGTCAACCCAACCCAAGGTTTCTTGTAGTCTTGGATGTCATCATCTTCTTCTACTTTGCGGTGTGGCACTGATATGCCTATGTGTCGTGTCATTTAGCCTCCAACTTAGCCAATCGGTCACCCAACTCGCGTATTAACATCCGAGCAATGGCTAGTTCTTCCATTAAGTGCAAGTAATCAGGCATAGCCACAGACTTTTCATACACACCAGGCTTGCTAATCTTTTCTTGCCTAGTGGTTCGTATGATTTCGCGCCTCACAGAGCTTTGCTCCATAGCGCTAAAGACTTCGCGCTCTTCTGGTGTCTCAGTCATAAAGTGTTTAGTCATGTTTCGCCAATCATTTTCTTAATTGTGAATAAGTCTTTGTACTGAGGGTATAGGGCTATCCATAACCGAGCGTAAAAGGCAATGTAATCATTACTTATTTTGAAGTCTTCACCTGTGGTGATGATAGAAACCTCCCAACGGATTCGGTTGATGATTAGCCAATGGCTGATCTTTTTCCTACCCCGTTTGATAGCTTCTAGGGAAAACTTCTCAAAGTATTGCCAGACCTCGGGATTGGCTTTATGCCACTCCCACCAATCCTTTTTGCGCTGCTCAAAACTCAACGTCATCAAAATCGCCCTTGGACGCTTGGTCTTTAGGTTTATTCATGTATGCCCAACCTGACCAACCACCTTCCACAACTGGGATGCAATCAAACTTGATCATAGGACCGTTCTTGGTGTCAATTACCGATCCGATACGCAAATAGCGGTTCTTTTCCTGACCGTCTTTGTTGGTGTATTTACCTGTAATAACGCTGATTTCGTATTGGGTTTTAGACATTTTTTGCTTTCAAGTTGGTTAATTTATTTACTTTGTCATCTAGTTCGGCAAGGAACTTAATAATCTCTTCTTCTAGCATTGCTACATAAGGCGCGTCAAACTCGACACGTTTTACAAACAATTGAAGGTCTTGGGGCAGCCTTGGATCGAAGGATACGAAGTCGCACCATTGGCGCTCACAACAGCGAAGCTGCCACTGAATTTGCGGAATGTATTTGGATGGAACTTTGTCAGACAAAAGTGTTTCCACCATCGTATTCGTCTGAGGGCATTTCACTTCTAGGATTCCAAACAAACCCACGAGGGCATCAGGGGACGCGCCAGCCATTGCAATCTTTGGATGGTTAACAAACCCAACAGCTTCAGTTAAACAATCTTTGGCATTTTCGTAACAACTGACCGCAAGTGGCTCGTTGTCAACCCCCCACTGCATGGCACTGTTGGTAAACGATTCACCTTGTTGACCCGTCAATCTTTCGCAAATAAGTTGCGCCATGTAGTTATCACGGCTTGCGCTGTAACCCGTCTTGGTCTTGGCGATCACATCTGCTACTCGTGAGGCGGTTACCTTGCCCAGACGGGCTTTAAACCATTCCTCAGTGCGTTGTTCTATTTGTTCAGTCATTTGAGTTTCCTTTTCATCATGTCTTTAGCCGCGGTTACTGCCTCTAACCATTCCTTATCAGTCCCTGCCGACTTATAAGCCTCTTTAAATCGTGTCTGTAACTCTTCCAAGGTGGTGGACTCACTAATAGCGGTCAGGTGGTCTTGCATCAGGTTATGGTTTGCTTTTTCTTCTTTGGCTACTGGTTTCTTTGTGGCAGCGTTACCGTCATCATCTTCTGGGGCTTGCGATGTGGCGGCCATCAAAGACGCACGACGGATGTAAGTCAAACACGACATGAACCCTTGGGGATCGTGCTTGGGGGCTGGGAAGAACAACTTGCCACAATCTAGGCGCTCACCAGACTCGTGGAGAAAACTGGTTTCACAGATGATGCCGTCTGTGTGTTCTGATGTGGTCTGGAATAGGAAAATACCGTTGTCGTTTAAAGCCCCTATAACGCTGTCAACGCAAGATGCTAGGTCAACATACTTGGAACGGAAATGAGGGTTTGTAGAGGTCTTTAAAGCAGGCGCAAATGCCTTCTGCGCTTTGACCAATGCCGTAGAGATGTTTTTCATTTAGTTTCCTGTGATAAGTAAAGCAAAGATAAAGCCTGCACCAAAGCCAGACAACCAAAAGATCACCTTGTCAGCCAAGGATGGAGTGACCTTGTACGGTCCATCAATAGCGTGGATAGAGTATTTGTCGAGTTTCATGACATTTCCTTTTTAAGTTCGTAGTTAGCAATCATTGAATCAAGTTTGTCGTTGTAGGCTTCTTCTTTGCAAGCCTTGGTGTATGCTTCTTCTAGGGTTTGGATTACTGTGTCGCGTAACAGTTCGTGGATTTCGCCACCATTGACATACACAAACCAGAGGTTTCCTGTGTATGCCTCAAAGTAACATTCAAGGTCTTGACCAGGCACATCGTGGTGCTCACAAATCATTTGGTCTAAGTCTGGGTGTTGGGTGGGGTAGTTCATGTGTTTCCTTAATGGGGCTTGCGCCCCGTTTGGTTTAATCTTGTAAAACACGGAGGTCTGGGGTAAGGCGGGTTCTGTTTCCAAGTTCGTCAAATCCCCAAGCGATAGCATCTGTTGCGACTCTAATTTGACGCACTTGGTTGGTTCTGAACATTGGGTGGCTAGAAGGAACACAGGCACACAGTCTGTTGATTCCATTTGTCTTGGCAGTAGACAAGAAGTCCATCATTACCATGTGCTGTTTAGCAGTTAACTTTGTGTATGCAGTCATTTGATTTCCTTAAAAGACCCTGTGCGTTTTGCTAGGGCATGGAAGAAGTATAAGCGCACTTATCGCTATGTCAACAATTATTTTGTAAGTAGTTTCCTTAGTGTGGTTTTTAGGCAACTTATGTATAATCTTGCTTATGGAAAAACAAAAGTTTATTGCATTAGCAGGCTCACAGCGTGACCTTGCCAAACTATTAGGCATCAGCCAAGCTGCTGTTTCCCAATGGGTAACTGTTCCTCAACAGAGGATATGGCAGTTGCAGTTGCTTAAGCCAAGTTGGTTTGCCTAGAATGTATGATGGAGGCTAGGCTACCCTTAGCGGGGGAAAAGGCGATTCGTTACCGCCCTGCCATAGTTTCCTTGTGAGTAACGACAACCGAGAACGTAAGGTTATGCACTATTACCAATTTCACATAGGTGACTACAAGTCACATACAAGCCATTTGTCCGTCATTGAGGACATTGCTTATCGAAGGCTTTTGGATTTTTACTATCTCCACGAAAAGCCAATCAAACAACACAACATAGCTCGCCAGATTGGGATGCGTGAACACGAACAAGAAGTTTTGTCTGTTCTTGACGAGTTCTTTTTGTCCACAGTAGATGGGTTTGTCAGTCCTAGAGCTAACAAAGAAATAGAGCATTACCACTCGAAGATTGAACAAGCGTCTAAGGCTGGTAAAGCGTCTGCTGAACGAAGGTTCAACGCCCGTTCAACGGATGTTCAACCAACCATAAACCAAGAACCAATAACCATTAACCATAAACCAGATATATCTATATGTCCACCTAGCGGTGAACCAGAGATAGGAAATGGTTTACCAAAATGTAACCACCAAGGGGTCATAGACCTTTATCACAAGCATTTGCCAACGCTACGCAAGGTGGAGGTATGGAACGATGCCCGTAAGGGCTATCTACGGCAGAGGTGGAGGGAAGTAGCTGACGAACTATCCAAGACCAAAGAAATAGGCGCACCAGACATTCTTGGTTGGTTTGCAGAGTTCTTTGACCACATCGGCACATCTCGTTTCTTGACAGGCAAGGTCAACAGCAAAGATGGTCGCGCTTTTGTGGCAGACCTAGAGTGGATTCTTAAACCCAGTAATTTCGCAAAAATTGTAGAAGGAAAATATCATGGCACTAACTAATTTTAAAAACAACCAAAGTCAAGATAACGGTTTTGACGAAATGCAACGCCTTATGTGTTCTGTGCCAGGTTGCCCAAGTCGGTGGTCAGTCCACATAAGCGGTAATAAACCTAAGTGTTCCAAGCACCAATGGGAAAAGAACTCTGCCGATTACAAAAAGCCTATTGTTGCCAAGCCTGTTAGCCAGACCGTACAACAGTGGTACGAAAAGGAGGACTTTTGAAAGTTCTACCTATTAAAAACGAAGAGACTGAACCTTGGTTGCTTCAAAAGCACTATGCCAAGCGTATGCCACAAATCATGTTTGCCTTTGGCTTATATGAGGAATCAAGCCTTGTTGGTGTCATAACTTATGGAATACCCGCCTCGCCCGCCTTGTGTATGGGTATCTGTGGGAAAGAGTATTCCAGTAAGGTATTGGAACTAAACAGAGTTTGCTTAGAAACCAATGAAAAGAACTGGGCATCATTCTTGGTGGCTAACAGTATGAAGCTATTGCCCAAGCCATCAATTGTGGTTTCTTATGCTGATACAGCCCAAGGCCATGTAGGTTATGTATATCAATCGACAAACTTTTTGTATACGGGGTTATCTGCCAACAGGGTTGATTGGACTATTAAAGGCCAAGAGCATAAACACTCAAAAACAATAAGCGATGGCATGACTTTAGAGGAGATTAAAGCAGAACATGGAGATGATTTCTATTACACGGAACGCTCTAGAAAACACCGATATATTTACTTTGTAGGCAATAAACGAGATAAAAAAGAACTTAATTCAAAACTCAAATATCTCGTTATGCCATATCCCAAGGGAGATTCAAAACATTATGACTCTGGCGGTATTGTTAACAAACAGGAACTTTTATTTGTATGACTAAAACTGAAGCCCATGCCATCCTTGACCGCATCAAAACCTACAGAGAACCCATGTCCTTATTTGTCACAAATCAAGCCTTATATGCAACAGGTGACCTTTGTGGAGTATTTAGCCCAACATTACGCTCTGATGGCAATGAACAAAGGCACGATAGACCATGCCAGACACATGAGCAAAGCACTGAGGTCAGATTTTCCTACTCTGGCTACCTTGATTGTCCAACGAATTAATGAGCTAAAAAATGATTCGCAGAGCAACTCTTGAAGGTATGACTTATATCGTGAGTCTTTCCAAAAAGGAAAGTCTGTGCCTTGGGTTTATTCCTAAAGTAGCTTATGAGGCTGCTATTACTGGGTTT